TCGAAGCTGGCTTCGAATTCTTGGCGGAAGGTGCGGGCGTCGAGTTGGGCGCGAGCAGCTTCGATTTCCTCTGGAGGGACGTTATCGCCGTCGATCGTGGTGAATTGCCAGCGCTGCCAGTCCGAGTCGTCTTCCTCGCAGTAGCACCAGAGGTCGTAGAACCAGCTGGCGGTGCCGTCCGGGGTGGAGATGAAGAGTGCCCAGCCTTGTTTGTCGGCCAAAGCGGGGCGGATGACCTCGAACCAGACGTCGGCACCCATGAAGGCGGCTTCGTCCAGCACCACGCCAGCCAAACTGCGGCCGCGTAGGGCCATTGCGTTTTCTGTGCCCTTTAGTTCGATCGTGGAGCCGTTGACGAGCTCCAGTTTGAGGTCGGTCTCGTTTTTGGTCTTGATCCAGGCCTTTGGGACGAGCTTTTTCATCACCTTCCAGGCGATGTCTTTGGCCATCCGGTAGGTGGGGGCCGCGTAGAAAAAAGTTTCGCCGGGGCGTTCGATTGCTCCACGCAGGAGTTCGATGCAGGCGAGGTAGCTTTTGCCGAAGCGGCGTCCGGCGACGAGGACGCGAAAGCGGGTACGACTGTTAAACACCTCACCTTGGGCGTAACGGAGAGTGAGTGCTCCAGCCGAATCGGGCATTTTTTGTAGGAGGGTACCTTCTAGGGTATTACAGGAATCGCAACCCTGCCCCCGGTGTGTAACAGAGGAAGGAATTGAGGATATGTCAGTAGGTTCCCTGAGCAGCGTCCCACGTGCGGGAAACTCGAACCCTACCCCCTGGGCGGCGGTACGTCTGTGCTGTAGTGCTGCTGTACTAACGGGCGAGGAGGCGGCGCACAGTGGAGCGGCTGCAGCCGAGGCGATCAGCGATAGCCTGTTGGGTCAGGCCGGAGCGGCGCCAGCGCCTGGCGCGTTGCTGCCGGGACTCGCTGGCCCAAGCCAGCACGAGAAGGGGGAGGAGGATGAGCGCCAGCAGGACTGCGGCGGCGGTGGTGATGGTGGCCATGGTGTGGCGTGTTGTTCGCTAGTATTGTAGCACAGCAGAGCCGCGCGGTGCGGCCCTACTGTAGTACTCTGTAACATCAGCAGAGCTTATCTGCCGAGCACCACAAGCCGGCATTCAGCAACAGAGCGGCCAGCAGATTCGCAGCGGCGCAAGCGGTCGGCATTGTCGAAGCCCATCGCCAGCACGCCGCAAGCGGTGAGCACAGCAGTCAGGGTGAGCAGTCGGTTTGACATGGGGGAGCATGGTTGGCTTCCCCGTATTGTCTCACACTATCGGCCAGCGGTCAAGCGTTGCGCCGATCCTCCACGGTAATTTGCAGTTGGGGGGCTGCAGCGGCTTGCTGCTCTATACCGCTCTCGTTCAAGACACGCCCGACGCTATCCATCAACTGCGCAGCAGTCTGCAGCTGACCTTTCTTCAGCGCGGCATTAATGGCACGAAAGCGCATCCCTTGTAAACGAGATAGCAAAGCCTCTCGATCCTTAAGCCAATCCTCCTCATTCCACTTGCTGACGGCCTTCCAATCACTCCATGCCGTCTTTTCACTGATGCTCTCGCGTGCAGCGTGATCTAGGACTAGCTGCCGTGTCGTCAGTCCCTCCAGCTGCCGCCGATACAAACGACGCTGGCGTTCTTCTATGACGGCATTCGGGTTGCGCTTGCCATAGCAACCCAGCGGATGTTTCGCCTTCTTGTCTTCTACTTCCGCCGACACTTCCGGCGCCTGATTGTTAGCTTCCGGATTGTCAGACATTGTTAGATTCTGCGGCCGTTTGGTTCAATACTAGCGCCACCACTGCGGCACAAGAAAAAGCCCGACCGTCTGGCCGGGCCGCTGATCGGTAGGGGCGCCAGTCAGTAGGACGGCAAGACAAAAGCCACGGTGCAGGAGCCGACCGGGCGAAGCTCAAACCCTTCGCCGTGCTCAAACGTCCGGCACCGGCAGCCGGTCAGACCTAGCGCAGCCTTGGCAGCCGTTACGATCTGGCGCCGGCTGGCATCCTGTGGCAGTGCCAGCTGATCACGCCGCACCCAGCTGTAATTCGCCTCGCCGCCGAAAGTATCGGTTAGCTCGACATCCCAAACGGTCAAAGTCTTAAGCATCGCTCAGCCCTCCAGCACGTTGGTACGCTCGAAATAATCCGCCACGGCTAGCCAGAGCTCCAGGCCGGGATACTGGCTAGCGGTAAAGTCGATCTCACCGCTAGCGGTAACCTCTAGCCGGGTGCCCCAGTACCTGCCAGGCACGAGAGGCTCGGCACTGCTGCAGCGTCCCGGCCAGTTGCGCAGAACTGCCAGCCGTTGCCGGTTCCGCTTGCTTTTGTCGTTGCGCCATGCCCGCACCTCATCGGCGCGAGCGTAGCGAGGGTGAAAATAATCACTCTGCCTGATGGTGGCGTGGCGGCTTGCGTACGCAAGCAGATCCTGAACTGTTGCCATGGTGTGAGCCTATGGGTTGGGTCTCGTGAAATACAATACAGCAGCACGCGCCACTAGGCAAGCGCCGGCACCGGGTTAAGGTGTGAGTCCACGTCATCACGCCAAAGCATCCCGGCAGATCCTCCGGTGCCGGTAGCACGCCAACGGCTCCAGCAGAACTGAGCGTAGGCTTCCGCGTCTGTGAAGCGGCCGAACGTCTCGTGACTCTCCCAATACTTGACCGCGCATCCATCGAAGCGCTCGAAGCAAGCCGGCGAGGCGCCATCAGGCCAGACGCTCCAGCTGTAGGCAATCAGCCGGACGCGATAGCCATCATCCAGCTCCCGCACAATCTCCATCTCTGCGGCCAACCCCATGTAGTCGTGCTGGCTCCAGGGATGTTGGTAGATCGATGTAGCGGCGCCTTCGGGGTAGCCGTATTGGTTTTCGTAGTGGAGCTGCAGGAAATCGGTCTCCTGCGCAGGGCCATGGGTGAGCCTTGCGGGTTTGCTTCACCACAATACTACATCAGTGCCAGCTGGCTAGGGTCGGTGCGTCTGCTATTGTCGCAGGGTATTCCTCAAGCCGAGCCCCGGCAGGATCGCACCATGAACACACCAGCCAAGGCCGTTACGGTCACCCTTACAGGTGAGCACTGGCTCCGGATTGAACGTGCTCTGCACGGCGCAGCCGCTCAGCTCCACCGCATCGGCAACACCACAGAAGCTAAACGGTGCCAGCACACCCGTGAGCTGCTCCAGCACGTGATCACCCGTTGGGAGGTTGAAGCGTGAGCGGCGGCGAGTGGGCGACACAGCGGGAACGAAAGCGTTCCAGGGATGAGGCCCGGGAGGCCGCAAGGCGCCTCAAGATCGAATGGGCAGATAAGTTGTGGCTAGCGCAGAATCACCCCTGCGATGATTCGGTGTTGGCATGGCTGAGCGAGAATCGCGCGGAAGCCAGCAAAATAGGTTCCAGTCGTTGGAACCTTGAGACTCTGCCGGACCTTCACGCCAGGCAGCAGCAGCTGAGGCAGGCTGCCGCGTTCCAAGAGGTTTTAGACCGTGCCAAGATCAGCCACCAGACCCTGACGGTGGAACAGGTTCTGTCGGAAGGCGGTTTTCCACAGATTCCACAGGATCAGCGCCAAGAGAAGAAAACCGCCGCGCAACCTGCCAAGCGTTCCAAGCGGAAGGATGCAGGGATTGCCCGACAATCCCGGAAACGTCCCAGCTGATCACCCGCCAAGCCAGCCCCAGTGGTTGGCTTTTTTCTGTACCTGCAGGCTAGTACATCAGCACTACCCTCCTGCTACCTACCTAGCCTGCCCTTCCTATCCCGGATCGAGTCGCGGACCGTGCCAGCACTGCTCCAGTAAGAATGATTATCACTCCGATGAGACTCATAAGACTCAGCCTGTGAATGGCCGCTCCAGCTAATACTTGAATGGCTTCACGCTGAAGCCTGGTTTTTGTCCGAGTGGAGTGAGGACTGGAGTTGATCGAAGTAGCGCCAGGTGCGTTCCAGGTAAGCTGTCTCGGCTTTGCGGAGGTCGTCGGCGTCAAGTGAATGGGTTTGTGGTGGTCCACAGCGGCGTGCCAGCACAATCATGGCGCCAGATGCTTGGAGGCCCGTTAAGTGTTTAAGTCCCAGGCTGTATGCACCGCATTGGTGTACATACGAGTGGGATGAATCGAGGGTTTTGCGGTTTACTGAGGTCTTCCAGTCGGTAACAATTAAGCCTGAATGGCCTTTGATGGTGAGGAGGGCATCAGCCGTTCCAGCAAAGCCTTCTGGGTGGTGAATGGAAAATTCTGAGGCGAAAATTTCCGTGACGTTTTCGGTGATCCAGTCGGATAAACCGCGTGCGTAGCCTTTGGCGCTGAAGCCTACTGGTGGGACGTTGGGGCGTACCCTTTTGAGTGCCCATTGGGTGATGGCAGGGGGGATACGTGCCAGGCCTTGATCGTCCCAGCGGATAGAGTTGCGTTTGTTTGCTGTATTGCGGGCTAATTGTTGGGCCGTTTTTAATAAATACTCTGCTTGATTGTGCGCCATGTTGCCTCTTGTAGCGGCAATGTTGCGCTGTTGTGTAGCTTCAACAGGGCCGAGGCGTTGTTCCCAGCGCACCAGTCCGGTCTGGTCGCTTGTTTCTTTGAGAATGCGGGTGACACTGTGGTACACAGTACCGTTTTGGTCCCGGTAAATCCTGCCGCCGGGGTCCGAGGTGTCGTCGCGCTCCAGGTTCCAACGCCTTAGTCCAGCAAGTGTGTCTTGTGTATTAGGCATTGGATACTCTTTCCCAAAATGAATCTAGACCATGCAGGCGCTCGATGCAAGCAAATTCCCCAAACAAAAGGCGCTTGGCCGTTATGTAGGCGGTGTATGCCTCCAGCGGGGTCAAAAACTCCCCAAGGGACAAGCGGTGCTTTTTGTACTTGATTTGGGCTGCGTACTTACCGCTAGCCGTAAGCGTCCATCCGGTATGGGGAACGTTTGCCATGTTCTGGCTCTGGGTGCAGAGACGCAAGTTCCAGGGGCGGTTGTTGGTCGGATCGCCGTCCCAGTGATCGACAACGTGAGGATCCGGGTCCGCACCGTCTACCCAGGCACGCACCAGGCGGTGCGCTCCGTACATCTCACCGTCTATACGGATAACGACGTAGCCGTTCTTGGCTACGCAGCCTGCGGGACCGTTAAGGCGACACCGCGCAGAAGTACGAATCCTCCAAAAAAGCTGCCCGGTCAGCGGATTAAACGAAAAAACCTCCCACAGACGTTCTGGGGAGGGCAAAGGCTTGTACTTTGGGGCCATCAGCCGGTGCTTCGGTTGGTCGGGGGCAGGAAGTTGGTGCTTCGCTGCCCCACAACTTTACCTCCTAAGCAGGCTTGAAGGGGTTCTGTCCCACCAACAGGCGCGAAATGTCGAAGCCTTCGGCTTTGGCCTCAAGCCAGGCCGCGTCGATGTGCTCTTGGCTCCCTTTCTTTCGGGGCAGAGGACGAACCGTGTAGGTGGTCGTAAGGCCCGTGCCAGTCTTGGTTACTTGAAAATCCCAGTCGAGCAGGTTTTCGTAATCATCAAGCTGACTGATCGCGTCCAGCTCTTTGATGATCGACTTTTGAGTCAGCTGCAGAACTTGGACTTTGCCGGTTTCGTACCCGTACACGGGAAGGGCTATCGCAAATTTGACGTCGGCTGTGCCAGGACCGCCGCGGCCTTCACGGGGCTCAAACTCGCCCATCTCAGCTACGACATCTTCGTAAGTGGGCTCGTGCTCAAACCTGAAAGGTTTGTTCACACCGTTTGCTTGTCCCCAGCACTCGTGAAATTCCAAAGGTTCGTCACTGAGTAGGGCGAAGCGGACGGAGCCGCCGTCCGGGAGCTTGGAGAGGCTGAGGTAGCCGCCGCCTGTGGCATTAGAGGTGACCGCTGCGGATGCGGATTTCGAGAGGAACGCCATGTGGTTGGTGTTTTGGGGTGGTCGCCTGAGTGGCAACCCTGTAACAGTAACACGGTCTTGACCGGGTGGCTACCATGAAAAAACGCCCCAGCAGCAAGGGCTGTGGGGCGTGCATCCGAACTATCCTGTAGGAGTCTAACAACGTGTCTCGTAAGACGCAAGAGCTGCTGGCCTTTGTGCGCCAGTTGCCGGTGGGGATCGCGTACGCGCCCATCTACGCCAAGGGGCAGGCGATCCAGTCCGGGAAGATCAGCAAGGGCAAGACGCCGCTGGAGCGCAGCCACCACTCTGTGATGGCGCCGTCGGATGTTGCGCTGCAGATCGAGCGGAAGCCTGAGGTGTTCCAGGCGGTGGGGGCGTTTACGGGCGCTCGCAGTGGTGGTCTCGTGATTCTTGACGTTGACCGCAATCTCAGCCGTCTCAAAAAGAAGTGGGGCGAGTCGCTGGAGGGTGCTCCAGTCGTTACCTCGACCAAGGCCAACGCGGCGAAGTACCTGTTCCGTGTGCCTGAGGCCCTGTGGGGCTCGGTGAAGGGCTTTGGGTTGTCGGATACCGGGGCTGGCTACGAGGTGCGCTGGGGCCGTCAGGGGCTCCTCTACGGAGCTTATCCGG